ACGCGAGGCGGCAGAGTTATCTCGAACGGCGCGGAACCCATCGGGGAAATCCGCGCCGTTCTTGCCGCCGCGAAGCCGGAGGAAACCCTGCGCTGGCGGCAGCTTGAACACCCCGTGACCCACAAAATAATCCAGCAGGGGACGGCGGCGTTTGAGATAAAGCCGGGGGATTCCCTGATGCACGGCGAACGGCGGTACATTGTCCAGACCGCCCCATACAATCCCGGAGGGCTGAACCACTGGACAATCTACTACTGCGATGAAAGGAGCGACATCTGATGGCTACAGACCAGCAGAGCGTCAGCAAGGCGTGGGGCAATGCCTCCCAGGTCATCGGCAAGACGGTGGCCACCACGCTCAAAGGGGTGCAGAAAGAGGTCTCGCAACGGACATACCGGGCAAGCAACGAACTGCGCAACGCCTCCCTCTACGTCCTCCGGGGCAAGCGCTCCGGCAAGACCTACCTGGTGCCGGGTACGCGGAAGCACTACCGGGCATCCGCGCCGGGAGAGCCGCCAGCGGTGCGCACCGGCGCGTTCCGCCTTTCCTGGGGGACGCACGTCCATGTGGAAAAGAAGGGCGTACACTTCCGGGCGGTGGCAGCCATCGAGAGCAAGGAACGGGCTGGTGGCCGGCTGCTGGGCGAAATGCTGGAGAACGGCACAGGCAGGATGAAGCCCAGGCCGTACAAACAGGCCGTCATTGACCGGGCAATGCCAAAGGTAAAGGCGCTATATCAAAAGCCCTATAAGGGCGGTTAGGAGGAAACAGACCATGGCACTGATTAAGAACGCGACCCATCAGGAGTTTGACCTCTCGCAAATCCAGCGCGGGGACTGCATCCGCATCAGGCGGGCCGGGGACACCACGGCAAAGAACGGCTTCGTCACTGAGGTGACGGCGCACAAACTGCGGGTTTTGTACTGCAACACGCAGAACAACGCCAGCAGCTACCTCGACATCACCGCTGCGGACGCTTCCATCGGTGTGTGGGAAATCTACTGGACGCGGGACTTCCAGACGGTCAACTATGAGTTCAACGCCCCGCAGACCGGGGACGGGGCATGAGCGGCGGCGGACTTCGCCAGCTTCTGCTTCAGCAGATAACCGAGGATGAACAGATGGGCGGGATGCTGGCAAGCTACAACAAAGCGCCAGCGGCCTTTTACCAGAAAGCGCCCAGCGACAGCCGCCCCGGCTGGGGGAAACCGAAATACCCCCGGCTGGACTTCAACGTGGATATGCACCACGACCCGGAGCGCAAGACCGAGGGAGTTCTGACGGTCAACATCTGGTGTACCAACGAATGTCCAGCGGTGGGAGACCTCGACCCGGACAGAGCTATCGAACAGCGGCTCCTGGAACTGGTGTCTGGGGTTTTCTACACGGACGGGAACCGGGAGACCTTCTGCGTGGAGTGGGAGCGGTCGGACGAATTTCTCTATGAGAGCGGAGAGAAGGGAAACAACACGCCCCCGGAGGTCTACGGTCTGACCGTCACCTTCTCCGTTTTCGCATTCCCGGAGCAAATCACTACCAGCCCCGACCCCATACAGGGGCTGAACGCATGGACAAAGCGGCACTTCCCGAAGATGACCGCCATCGCCTACGATGATATGCCGCCCATCTGGAAGCCCACGGACGAAAACCCGGCCATTTACTGGCGCTTCACGGGAACGTCCAGCACGAACCGGCAAAGCTACTCGGTCGCGTGGTATACCGGGATGTTTGCGGCCCACATCATCGCGGAGAGCGTACCAGAGCGCAACAAATGGACAAAGGCCATCATCGAATGGGCGCAGCTGGAGGGGGAGGTCATACTCCCGGATACCAGCCCCATGTTCATCAACAGAATAGCCGTGCGGCACAACGCAGACCCCCTGCGTGACGGCCAGCTGGAACTGACCGGGCAATACGGCGTTCTGCGGGTGGAGGATGCGCAGATTCGGCTCCTTCATCCCTACTACAACTGGGCAAACGAATACAAACCACAAATCAAAAAGGAGGGTTAAACCGTGGAAGCAACCTACAAAGCGGCGGAACTGGCGGCACAGGCCCGCCCGCTGTTCGGGACTACCCCGGAGGTGGTCAGCGTAGCGCTCCGGGTGGCGGACAAGAAAACCGCCACCGTGGCGGAGGCGCAGGCCATCGTCAAGGAATTTTTGGAGAGGGAGGTTAAATAAATGGCTTCGTTTTTCATTATCGGCGAGAAAAAGACCCGCCCCGGCATTTACCTCCGCTATGAGAACTGGGGCAAGCCTCCCGTGGCCGGGGTGGATGACGGCAAATGCGCGGCGGTGTTCCGCTCCAACTGGGGGCCTCTGGGACAGGCGCTGGTGCTGGAGCAGTATGAGGACATCGCCAAGAAGTACGGGGACGGCGGGGAGAACGGCACCACCGCTGTGCCGCTGGAGCAGTTCAAGGGCGGCGCTCGGCTTGTCTACGCCCTGCGGCTCGGCACGGGCGGCACTCACGGCTCCTATACCATCGCAGATGCCGCGGGCAGCGAGGTAATCCGCATGACGCTGAAATACCCCGGCAGCCGCAAGCTGGCCGTCACCATCCGGCCCACGCTGGCAGACCCGAATACCAGCGAACTGCTGATCGTGGAGGGTACGGAACAGCTGGAGAAGCTGACCTTCTCCAATACGGAAAACAGCGTGAACGCGCTCATGGAAATTTTCGGAACGAAGGGGAGCAACTACTTCATGCTGACCAAGGTGAAGGACAGCACCGAGAAGCTGGCAAGCGTAGACCAGGCAGAAATCACGGGCGGCACAGATCCATCCGTGACCGTTGCCTCCTACAGCAAGGCATTCGAGGTGCTGGAATCCTACCGTTGGAACGTGATGGCCATCGACACCGAGGACACCGCCATCCAGGCCGTGATGCAGCTGTTCCTGAACCGTATCTACCAGGGCGGCAAGTTCACCATGGGCGTTATTGGAGAACCGACCACCGTGGACTTCGAGACCCGGCTGCTCCACGCCAGCGCCTACAACGACTACCAAATCGTCTATGTGGGTAATGGATTCACGGACATCAGCGGCAACGTCTACGAAGGGTGGAGAGCTGCGGCCCGTATCTCCGGCCTGATTGCCGGCACCCCGAGCAATGAGAGCATCACCCGCGCAGCCATTACCGGGGCTGTCGAATGCACGGAACTGCTGACGAACAACCAGCACGAACGGGCAATCAAGGCGGGCGCTTTGATGTTCAGCGTTTCGGCGGCGAACACCGTCTGGGTGGAGCAGGGCATCAACACCCTTGTGCTTCCCACGGCGAAGGAGGATGAGGGCTGGAAGAAAATCAAGCGCGTCAAGGTTCGCTTTGAACTGTTCCAGCGCCTCAACGACACCGCGGAGTCGCTTATCGGGCGCATCAACAACGACCCGGATGGGCGCATGACCGTTATACAGGTCTCCAACGGCGTGTGCCAGACGATGGTGGCAGAGCGCAAACTGCTGGCCGGGGCGCACGTTGAGGATGACCCGGACAACAAGCCCGAGGGAGACAGCGCGTGGTTCATCGTCTACGCAGACGATATCGATGCCCTCGAAAAGATGTACTACACCTTCAAGTTCCGGTTTGCGCCGGATGAAGAATAAACGGTAAAGGAGGAATCGACACATGGATGGCTTGAATGACCAGAGTTTGCTTGACGTCCGCAAACTAATCACCGGCAAGGACGGGCGGCTTTTTGTCACCACCAAGAAGGGGACGAACCTGTTCCTCGCGGAAGTGGACACGTTCCAAGCACAGCTTTCCCCGGCGAACACCGACTACCAGCCCGTGGGCAGCGCCCTGGTCTATGCGGTAAACACCGGCTACAGCGTCACACTGACGCTGACCGAGGCCGTGGTGCGGGATGACGTGATGCTGACCGAGTTAATCACCGATTTGCAGAACGGATACTTCCCGTCCTTCGACTTCCAGGGGAAGATGCGCCGCAGGGACGGACAGGCGGAGCGCGTGGTGTACCGCAACTGCGTCCCGGACGGCACCATCGACCTCCAAAACCTCAACCCCGGCGAGATCATCAAGAGAGCATGGAGTTTCCGGGTGAACGCCACCCCGGAGATTCTGGAGAACTTCACCGAGGCCGAATGGGTGCCGGTCGAGTAAAGAAGGAGGAATAGACAATGAGCAAAAACACGATGCCCGAGATGTACGAGGAACAGACTGATGGCGTGGAGCAGCCCACGCAGGAGCAAATCCTGATGAGCGAGGACGAACTGCTGCGCGGCCTCATCGAAGCCGGCACCGAGAAGGACAGCGAAGCGTCCTATGAGCGCATCCAAATCAGGCGGAACGGGAAGCTGAAATTCGAGTTCCGCATCCGCCCCATTTCCGAGGATGAAAGCCTCGCCTGTCACGACCACGCGACCAGGTTCGCCCCCCGGAAGCGGGGCCAGCCCAAGCGGGAAATCGAGACGAATATGTCGAAATTCCGTTCCTGGCTCATTTTCACAGCCACCGTGGATGAGGACAGGGCAAAGCTGTGGGACAACAAACAGGCTCAGCAGACGTTCAACGTACTCCAGGGCGTTGATTTAATTGACTGCGTCCTCCTTTCCGGGGAGAAAGACCGCATCATCGACCGAATCAACGAAATCAGCGGGTACGATGACGAGGCGGACGAAACCGCAAAAAACTGATAAAGGCACGGGGACGGACGTACCTCATGCTCCGGGTGATAGAGCGTTTCCCCCAGATAGGCGGGATTGCCGGATACATGGCCCTGCCGCTGGGGGAAAAGGCTCTGTATGAGCAATACACCCTGGACGCTATCCAGGCGGAGGCGCAGACCCCCGTGCTGAAAATTGACGCGAGGGGAGGTGGCAAGCGTTGAACGATACTGTCACCGTCATCGACATAGTAGCCCAGGTCACGGACGAAACCGCCAGCGGGGCGCGGAGTGCGGAGGCGAACGTAAGCAAGCTGGAACGCTCCATGATGAACCTTCAGAAGCAGATTATGGGCATGAAGGGCAAGAGCAAGCTGGAGGTCGCGGCCACGCTGAAGGACATGGCCAGCAAGGGCATCCAGAGCGTGGCGAACGCCGGGAAGAAAATCGCCGGAAAGGTCTGGACGGTAACGCTGAAAGCGGTCGACCTTGTCACCGCCCCCTTCAAAAAAATTGTAAGCCTGATAGCAAACCCGATGACGCAGATGGCGGCGTTTGCCGGGGTTTCCTTCGGCGTGGCGGACACCATCAACACGTTTAAGGACTTCGAGCAGGGTATGGCGAACGTAAAAGCCATATCCGGCGCGACCGGGGAAGAATTTGACGAACTGACGGCCACGGCAAAGAAGCTGGGCGAAACTACGATGTTCTCCGCAGCGCAAGCGGCGGAGGCCATGGAAAACCTCGCCATGGCTGGCTGGAAAAGCAAGGACATCGTGGCCGGTATGCCGGGACTGCTCGACCTCGCCGCAGCCGGCAGCGTAGACCTCGCCACGGCGGCAGACGTTACATCGTCTGCGCTGGCGCAGTTCAACATGGACGCAAGCGAAAGCACACGGGTGGCCGATGTGCTGGCCGCTACGGCCACGAACAGCAAGACGGACATCGCCGGACTTGGCGAAAGCCTAAAGATGGCCGGTACACAGGCGGGCGCTCTCGGGTACAGCATCGAGGACACCGCCCTGGCGCTCGGCCTGATGGGCAACGCCGGTGTGGACGCTTCCAGCGCCGGCACCGCCCTCCGCTCCACCCTCGCCCGGATGAGCAAGCAAGAAGGGATGACAGCGGAGGAAAGCAACGCCATGGCCCGGGCGATGAAAAAGGTCGGCGTGTCCCTGACGGACAGCCAGGGCAAATCCAAGTCGCTGATGACCGTCATGAAGGAACTGCGGGCCGGATTCCAGGGCATGACCGAAACGGAAAAAGCCGCTACAGCGGCAAATCTCGCCGGAATGTACGCACAGAGCGGCCTGCTGGCAATCGTAAACGCCTCCGATGAGAAATTCAACGAACTGGCGGCGGCAATCGAGAACTCAAGCGGCGCGGCAGCCGAGATGGCGGGCATCAAGATGGACACCCTGCAAGGCTCCCTGTACTACCTGCAGAGCGCCGCAGAGGGCGTGAAGATCGCCATCGGCGAGAAGCTGCAGCCATACGTCAAGGGGCTGGTGGATTGGATAACGGCGCATATGCCGGACATCCAGAACGCGGTCGGCTCGGCGGTGGACTTCGTGCTCGGCAAGATAGACGATATAACCGCCTCCATCAAGGACATGACGAACAGCCCGGAGTGGGCGAACGCAGAAACCCTGTGGGACAAGATCAAAATCGCCTGGGATAAGCTGATAGCAGAGCCTTTTGACGCATGGTGGAACAGCACCGGCAAGGCGTGGATCGCTGAAAAGGCGAACAGCATCGGAGAAGGGCTTGGAACGGCGCTGAAGACCGGCATCCTCGCCCTTCTGGGCGTAGATATAGGCGGTGCGGTCACGGACGGCGTGGACATCGGGAAATCGTTCGCGGACGGCTTCATGGAGGGATTTGACGGCTCGAAGGTCGGAGAAGCCCTCGCCAAAGCCATCAAGGACGGGCTGAAAAGCCTGGTCCTGGACGCGGCGACCCTGCTCCCCGGCGGGAAGGAAGCAAGCGGCACAAGCGGCCTGTCGGCGGCTGTGCTGGGCTATGGCGCGTACAAGACCGCCAAGACAGGCTACAACTTCTACAAGGGTGGGAAAGCCCTTGTGAACGGCGCAAAGGCCGTGGGAAGTGCCATCGGGAACGTCACCGGGATATCCGATGGCTTCAACATCTTCAGAGCCGCCCAGGGCGGCGGGAGCGCGGCCCAGAGCGCGCTGGCCATGGCGCAGAACGGCGCACTCGGGCGCGGGATGCAGTTTGGTGCAAAGGCGGCTGGCGGCGTGTCCAAGGCGGGGAAGTTCTTCTCCAAAGCGGCTGTTCCGCTGGCGGCAGTCGGAAGCGTCATTGAGATGGGCGTAGATGCATACCACGGCGTGGGCAAGGCGAAGGAGTGGACAGGCTCGGACAGCACCGGTGCAAGGGTGGCCTCCGGCATAGGAGCGGCCCTCGGCGGCACCCGGGACGGCATCCTCGGAGAGGAAAGC